GGACTTCCTCCGTGCCGCTGTCGAGGACAGGGAGAGAACTTCCCTGCACATAGTTCCAACCGCCGGTTCTCTTAGGGTTATGTGATGGCTAAGTTTGCTTCGGGAAAAAACGCCTACGGCATTTCAGACAGATCCGGGCAGCGATACAAGCTGCGCGAGATGAAGAGTGAGTGGAACAATCTGTTAGTAGGCCGTGACGAGTGGGAAGAGAAGCACCCACAACTAGAGCCCCGTCGAGTGGACGCTGACCCGGAGGCTCTTAAAGACGCTCGTCCGGACAGAACAGAGAAAGAGGTCACTGTACTTTTGAAGAAGGACGCTTTCAGGAGCGGAGATTCGGGAAGCGCGGTTATAACTGTAACGGAGCCGGGACATGGCCGTTCCACAGGCGATACGGTTCGTTTTAGGGACGCACTTGGCTTTGATGGGTTTACGAGTGCGGTGGTTTCCCGTGATGCGGGGTATACGGTCACAAAGGTTGATTTAGAGACCTATACCTTTAGCGCGGCTAGTGGTACGGCAACTACGGGATCTGTCTTTGGTGGGGGATTTCCTGCATCTGCGGGTCCTGTGACGGTAGAGGCATGACATGGCATTTACATTTACCACGCTAAAAACGGCGATACAGGACTACACGGAAAACGCTGAAGCGACCTTTGTAACACAACTACCCCGGTTTATCCTGAACGCGGAGGAGCGCATTCTCAAGGAGTGCCAGCTTGACGTTTTCCGGCGCAATCAGGCGGGGGTCGTGACTTCAGGCACCAAGTTCCTGACTAAACCGTCAGATTTTCTGTCGCCCTTTTCATTGAGTATCGTCAACGCTTCGGCTAACGAGTTTTTGTTATACAAGCAGATAACTTTCTTGCAGGACTACACACCAAATCCTGCCACAACAGGTGTCCCTAAATATTATGGTAGCTGGGACGAAGCTTCTTTTCTCCTGGCTCCCACCCCTAATTCTGGGTTTACGGCAGAACTTCACTACTACTACCGTCCAACATCCATCAGCACATCAGGTGACGGCACTTCTTATTTAGGGAATAACGCTGAACTGGCGTTGCTATACGGTTCCCTGGTCGAGGCGTATACCTTTATGAAGGGCGAGGCTGACGTACTTCAGTTCTACACGCAGAGGTATCAAGAAGCCCTCGTGTTCCTGAAGAATTTGGGCGAAGGTCGTCAGACCAGAGACGAATACCGGTATGATCGTGTGCGACGTGAGGTGCAGTGATGGGTATGGCTGCAATGGAGATGCCCGCTGATTACAAGGTGCTGGTACACACGACAGAAAACCGTGGCTTTACTCCGGAAGAAATCGCAGAGAGATGCGCCAAGGAGATCATCTCCGTTTCGATGGATGCTCATCCCGCTGTACGGGACCAAGCCCTTGCTTTTAAAGCACAAATAGAACGACTGGTGGCCGCTTACATGCGGGAAGCTATCCAAAGTGATCGAACAACGGTATATAATGCTTTGAAGGACGCGGGAAGCCCGCAACTGGCTGAATTGATAAGGAGACTGTGACATGGCCATCACACAGGCAATGGCAACCACCTTTAAGAAGGAGTTGCTTTTTGGCTCACATGACTTTGACACCTCTACGGGTGATACAATCAAATTGGCGCTATACACAAGTAGTGCGAGTCTAGATGCAACCACTACGGCATTTACTACATCTAATGAAGTAGCTGCCAGCGGCGGCTATACTTCGGGTGGAAATACGCTTAATTCGGTAGATCCAACTGTTTCTGGAACCACAGCATTTTTAGACTTTGACAACTCCACCTGGAGTTCTTCTACGATTACGGCTCGTGGTGCGATGATCTATAATTCGACGCCAAATACAACGTCCATTTCTTTAACCAATCCTGCGGTAGTTATTCTGGATTTTGGTGCAGACAAAAGCTCCAGTTCTGGCGACTTTACTGTTCAATTTCCAGCAGCGGATGCAAGTAACGCAATCATTCGGATTGCGTAGCAATTAGACAATGGCGACTCAAACCGGCTGGGGACGGTCTACTTGGGGAGCCGGTGCTTGGGGTACTGCTCTTCCTGTTGAAGTAACAGGAGTAGCTGCAACAGGTGCTGTTGGGTCTGTGGCTGTTTCCACAGATCAGGTTATAACTGAGACTGGTTTGGCTTGTACTGGTGCGGTGGGATCCGTAACAGTAAGTACGCAACAGATTTTATCTGTTACGGGACTAGCTGGTACCAGCGCCGTTGGAAGTGAAACGGTATCAGCGGATGCCAATGTAGCTGTTACGGGATTAGCGGGTACCAGTGCCGTTGGAAGTGAGACGGTATCAACAGAAGCTAACGTAACGGTTACGGGATTAGCTGGTACCAGTGCCGTTGGAAGTGAGACGGTAAGTGCAGGCGTCACCGTTTCTGTTACAGGGCTTGGAGCTACAACGGCAGTTGGAACTGTGTTACTGTGGACTGAAATAGACGCAAGCCAGACATCAAACTTTAGTGCTATATCTACATCACAAACGCCGAATTTTAGTAGTATATCTACATCACAAACGCCGAATTGGACGGATATCGCGGCATAGGGGCAATTAATGGTAAGCAGTTACACAACAAATCTTGGAATTGAGAAAATTGCCACGGGTGAGCAATCCGGAACGTGGGGCGACACCACCAATTTCAACATTGATATTTTAGATCGCCTTATTTCATACAAGGCCGTTGGGTTAACAGGAACGACCCACACTCTTACGGTACGGGAAGCTTCTCCAGGTTCTGGCACGGAAAACCTTCAGGATGGCATGTACCGTGTCATAAAATTTACCGGAGCTTTGGGTGCAAATAACACGGTCACAATTGCTCCAAATACGACCCAGGTATTTCTTATGGTGGTGAATGCCACTACGGATTCCGGCTCCAGCGGACCCTATTCCGTTATTTTGAGCCAGGGGAGTGGCGCGAACATAACTATACCAAATGGCTTTGCTAATTTTGTGTACGGTGACGGTGCAGGTGCCGGGGCGGCTGTAATAAGTATCACGGATACGTTAACAATGAGTGCTCCAAAAATAACGGGTGGTGTTATAACCGGTATTACTGATTTGGCGGTTGCCGATGGAGGTACAGGAGCCTCGACAGCGGCAGCGGCAAGAACAAGCCTTGGAGCGGCAGCGGATGGAGACGCTGTCGCCATGGCAATCGCGTTAGGATAATACAATGGCCAATACGTTTAAAATAAAGACCAAGGCTAACGTTTCAACCATAGCTACCGTTTACACGGTCCCCAGTAGCACAACGGCCATTGTAATTGGCTGCATGATTGGAAATGTTCAGTCTAGTTCTATTACCGTTACGGTTCACATAGAATCAGACACGTCAGACACGGAAACCAATGCAAACGTTGAATTGGTTACGAACGCGCCAATACCGGCAGGATCGTCCCTAGAATTACTGTCAGGCAATAAGATCGTGTTGCAAACCACGGACCTTTTGAGACTTACAGCCAGTGCTGGTTGCGATATAGCGTTGTCGATTCTGGAGATTACGTAATGGCTTATATCGGTCCTGCCCCCGCTAGTTCTATTATAGCTACCTCGGATATTGAGGACGGTGCTGTTACGTCTGCAAAACTGGGTGGTAACATTGTTACTCCCGGCACATTAGACGTAAACGGCCAAGAATTTATTCTTGATGCGAATGCTAATACAAGCCTTACCGCAGATACAGATGATCAAGTAGACATCAAAGTAGGTGGAACAGACGTTGTTACTCTAACAAACAGCAGTTTTGTACTTAAAGGTACCACACCTACATTAACTATCGGTGATTCTGGAACGGAAGATACTAAGATTGTATTCGATGGTAATGCCCAAGACTTTCATATCGGTTTGGATGATACTGCTGATGATCTTGTTATAGGATTGGGATCAACATTAGGTACTACTACTCATATGTCGTTTACTGAAGATGGTGAAATTTTAAAACCATTGCAACCTGCTTTCCTTATAGAAAATTCAACATCTCAAAATAATATTGCTACTGATGGTTATGTTACTATTGCTTTTGATCAGGAAATCCTTGATGTTGGTGCCAATTTTGCTTCAAATACTTTTACAGCGCCAGTAACTGGTAAGTATCAACTTAATGCTATAATTTATGTAGTAAATGCAGCTTCTAACTCAACTTAC